GCGCTGATCGGCAAGGTGATGCCGGTGCAGGTAGAGGGCGCTGGCGGTGGCCCGGTGGAGCAGAGCCTGCGGGTGGAGTTCGTCGGTACCAAGCAATGAGCGTGAAGTTTCCGAAAAAGTTGGAGTTCCTGTTCCGGCCGGCGCGATACAAGGTTGCACACGGAGGGCGGGGCAGCGCCAAGAGTTGGGGGTTTGCCCGAGCGCTGTTGATCCTTGGGGCGCAAGGGCCACTGCGGGTACTCTGCACGCGGGAAATCCAGAAGTCGATCAAGGATTCAGTCCACCGGCTCCTGACCGACCAGATTCAGGCGCTGGGGCTGGGTGCCTTCTACGAGGTGCTGGAGACCGAGATTCGGGGCAAGAACGGGACCATGTTCCTGTTCGCCGGGCTGGCGCAGCACACGGTGGAGTCGATCAAGTCGTTCGAGGGCGTTGACATCGTGTGGATCGAAGAGGCCCAGGTGGTGACGAAACGAAGTTGGGACGTGCTGACCCCGACGATTCGCAAGGACGATTCCGAAATTTGGTTGAGCCTGAACCCGGACATGGAGACCGACGAGACATATCAGCGATTCGTCGAGAACCCGCCGCCTGATGCTGTTGTTGTGCAGATGAACTGGCGCGACAACCCGTGGTTCCCTCCCGTGCTGGAGGACGAGCGACGCAAGGCTCAGGCGTCCATGGCGGCCGATGACTACGACAACATCTGGGAAGGCAGGCCAAAGCGCGTGGCGGCCGGCGCGATCTATCGTCATGAGATCGAAGCGCTGTTCAAGGATGGCCGCATCGGCCCGGTGCCCTATGACCCCATGCTACCGGTGCACACAGTCTGGGACCTGGGCTGGAACGATGCCATGACGATCATCATGGTGCAGCGCTCGCCCACAGCGGTGCACATCATCGATTACATCGAGGACAGCAACCGCACTTATGCGTGGTACGTGGAGCAACTGCAGCGCAAGCCCTACCGCTGGGGCACCGATTACCTACCCCACGACGGTGCCGCTGCCAACCCGCAGACCGGCATCAGCTCCATCCAGACGCTCAAAAACCTGGGCCGCACCGTAGCCGACCCGCTGCCCGCCATCGACGTGGAGGAGGGCATCAAGCAGGCCCGAATGATCTTCCCGAAGTGCTACTTCGATCAGGACAAGACCGCGCGCCTGCAGGAGTGTCTGAAGCGCTACCGGCGCAGCATCAATCAGCGCACGAACGAGCCGACTGGTCCTCTGCACGACGAGTACAGCCACGGCGCCGACGCTTTCCGCTACCTGGGCATGGCCGTGCCACTGATGCGCAACGAGGTCGCCCACATCAACGCATTCGCAAACCGCACACGGGAGAGCTGGAGATGAGAGAAACCCGAACGATCGACGCCCAGGGCCGCAAGCTGGTCGAGTGGGCTGGCCCTGACGCATGGAGGACCCGCCGCGTTGGCGACTTCCTTGTGTCGCTGGAATGGGCTGTGCTGCCCGAGAGCCGCAAGGCACAGCGCGTGGTGGTCATTGGCCGCCCGCGTGATGGCGCGGTGGTCCGCTCTGACGACATGACCGCTGGCATTTGGCACCCACGCTGCTACCGCGAAGCCGACCGGCCGCACATGCTGGCGTTCACTGACGACGGCAAACCCACGGGGTCGCCCACGCGCGCCTTGATCTGGGACGCCACGCAGTCGGTGCAGTTGATGGGCTACACGAGCGACGACCGCACCGCGGTGCGCAACTACATCGATGCGGTGCTGAACGCGCTCATCGACATGGTGCGGATGCCAATGGCCCCACCCAACATCCGCCGCCGCCTTGTAGCTGGCGATGGCACTACTTTCGAGGTGACAGCCAAGCGCGGCGACCTTGTGACCGAGATCGCCGTATGAAAACAGCCACATCGACTGCGCACGACCGCCATTTGCGCATCAAGGACATGTACCTGGAGGAGTTGCTTCGCCAGGAACAAAATAGGCGCGACCGCATCCGCTGGTGTCGTTACTACGAAAACGACCAATTCACCGCAGACCAGCGGGCAAAGCTGGCAGCGCGTGGTCAGTCTGCCGTGTCGTACAACGCCATCAAGCCGGTGATCGACTGGCTCAAGGGTACCGAGCGCCGGGGGCGGATTGACTTCACTGTGGCGCCGCGCCGGGACGACAAGCAGGCACGCGAGTCGGCTCAAGCCAAGCAGGAGCTGATGAAGTGGCTGGACTACACCAACCAGACCGGCTTTGAGCGCAGCCTAGCGTCCGACCAGTCTTTCGTCACCGGCCTGGGCTGGCTGGAGGTTGCTGTTCGCCAGGACAAGCAAGGCCCGAAGGTGGTGGCCGTGGCCGAGGACTGGCGCAACATCGTGCATGACAGCCGCGCCATCAACCGCGACGGCGATGATGCGCGTTTCCTTTTCCGCTCGAAAGTGGTGGACCTGGATGTAGCCATTGCGCTATTCCCGCACAAGCGGACCGAATTGGAGCGCGTATCCCAGCGCGGCAGCGGCGAGCGCCTGATGGGCATGTGGGCGGGCTCGTCCAACCTGCTGGGCGCAGACGCCATTGCGAGCAGTGAGAGTGGCGCCGGGGTGTTTGTGGGCACCGACCTGTTCTCGACCCGTGACCGTGTGATGTTGCTCGAAGCATGGACGCGCGAGCCTGTGACTGTCAAGGAAAAGCATGTGGGCGGCATCACCGACCCGGTGTCGTGGGAGATCCACTGCACGATCATGACCAGCGAGGACATCCTGGTGGAGTCGGTGTCGCCGTACAAACATGGGCGGTTCCCGTTCGTGCCGATCTGGTGCTACCGGTCCATCGAGACAGGACTTTGCTATAGCCCGATCCGCGACCTGGTGGACATTCAGGACTCGCTGAACGCCCGCATCATGCGCAGCCATTACCTGGCGCACTCGAACCAGATGCGGATGGAGAAAAGCGCCGTGGACAACGAGGCCATGACGCTGGAGCAGATCGACCGAGAGCTGAAAGACCCGAACGGGATTGCCATCTTTGCGGACGGGGCTCTGTCGGGCGGCAAGGTGCAAGAGGCGAAGAACAACGGCGACATTCAGCAGCTGATGGCCTTTGCGCAGAACGACATGGATTCCATTTCCCGGCTGTCTGGTGTGACGCCTGAGAACCGGGAGACGAGTTCTGACGCTATCAGCGGCAAGTCGCGCGCACTGCGGGCGGATCAAGGCTCATTGCTGACCACTGAAATTTTTGACAACCTGCTGCGCGCACGGAACATCGAGGGGGTGCTGACCCTGAGCCTGTGCGAGCAGTACATGACGACCGAGCGGGCGATTCCCATCGGGGGTAACGGGGCCAACCGCAAGTTCCGCCAGGTGAACGCCTGGAACGGCGAGCGGTTCGAGAACGACATTGCGGGTGAAGAGTCCGATTTCCTGGTGGGCGAGCAGCAGTGGAAGCAGAGCCACGCATCGGCCAGCTATGACGCGCTGCTGGGTGTGCTGGGGCAGTTGGCCGGGTCGGCACCGCAGGTCGTGGTGGCGCTGCTGGACGTGGTTTTCGAGATGAACCCGAACCTACCGCTGAAAGACAAGGTGCTTGCGCGCATCCGCTCTGTGACGGGTCAGCGCGACGAAGACGCAGAGATGACGCCCGAAGAGCAGGCCGCCATGCAGCAAAAGCAGCAGGCCGCCGCCGCGCAGTTCGAGGCCGAGATGGCGCAGTTGCAGGCAACCATTCGTGAAGCCCAGGCCAAGGGCGAGAAGTTGGAGGCCGACGCCGTGGCCAAGCGGCTGGAAGGCCTGTATCTGTCGGCCCAGGCTGCCCAGGTGCTGGCGATGGCGCCGCAGATCACGCCCGTGGCTGATGAATTGCTCAAGTCGGTGGGGTTCAAGGACATGAATGGGCAGGGCGTGATTGACCCGGCCGCCATGCCACCGCAACCCCCCATGCAACCCCCCATGCAACCCCCCATCCCCGAGATGCAGCAGATGGACGGCGGCATGGTGGGCAGTGAAACACCTGCCGCTGACGGCGTTCAGCCTGGATTGATGCAGCAACAACTTCCCCAACCCAACCTGCAGGAGTGAGTTATGACCCAAGACCAAACCATTGAGCAAGAAATCCAGGCCAAGGGCCTGACAGCGGCATTGAGGCGAACATTGCCAGCGAGTATTACTTCACTGCTGAAAACGGAGTTATGGGACGAGAGGAGGCTGAAGGCAGTCCGCGTGCTGTTTACGAAACCAGTCTGTGTCTTTTGACTTTCTGCGTCTTGGTCCTGCGTAATGGCTTCACCGTGACCGGCGAGAGCGCCTGCGCCAGCCCTGAGAACTTCGACGCAGATGTAGGCCGCAAGATCGCCCGCCAAAACGCCGTGCAGAAAATCTGGCCGCTGCTCGGGTTCGCTTTGAAGGAGAGGCTGCATGCCGAAGGCGGCTGATTTCTCCGCTATTTATGGTATCCGGCACATTGCCAGTGGGCGGATATACGTGGGCAGCGCGGTGAGGACGAATGCGCGCTGGCGTCAGCATCGCAGCCAGCTACAGCGCGGCACGCACCACAGCCGCTACCTGCAAGCGGCATGGAGCAAATACGGTGCAGAGGATTTCGAGTTCGTTGTGCTGGAAATAGTACCGACTCCCGATGAGCTTCTGGTGCGTGAGAACGAATGGATCTCGTCATCAATGGCGGCAGACCATCGCTATGGCTTCAACTGTTGCCCAGTCGCCGGTAGCCAACTCGGTATGAGGCATAGCGATGAGGCGCGATCAAAAATGTCATCGGCACACAAGGGGCGCAAGAAATCACCGGAACACCAAGCGGCTATCAATACAAGCCTTAAGGGCCGAACTTTGAGCGACGAGCACCGATCAAAGATCGTGGTTAACCAGACTGGACGAAAAGCATCGGGCGAAACGCGCATGAGAATGCGTGAATCGCAAGCCACAAAAATCCTATCTCCTGACGCCAAGGAGCGGATGGTTACAGCGAATGTTGGCCGCAAGTTCTCAGAAGAACACCGGAATCGAATTGCTGAAGCTAATCGGCGCAGAACCTTATCGCCAGAGACAAAGGCAAAGATCAGTGCCGCCAGAAAAAGGAATGAAGAAATGAAGAAAAAATCGCAAGAACCCCTCATGGGCTACGAGCTGCGCAGCAAGCTGGCGTTTTAACCCCACCCCGCCCCTACACCAGGGGCCGGGAGTGCCCGGAGTAGTCCGGGGCCATCAAATCAAGGTCAGCACGGAAGGACGTGCC